ACAAGGGGGATGGAGAGTACATGCACCGTGGGGTTGCAACTCGAACCTTCGCTAGAGGTTTCAACTTAGCTGACGACGTTAATGTTGGCGAAGTTAAATTTGAGAATGGTCTTTTAATTATTGAATTGAATAGAATCGTTCCTGAACATCAGAAACGAAAGGTTTATGATATCCAATAAATAATTACATCCATTGATATTATTATGGCAATCAAAGTAGCAAGATTAAAATCAGGAGAAGATGTTATTGCTGACATCTCCGAAGTTCAACAAAAAGATACAGGAATTAGACAAGCGTTTATCTTCACACATCCTTTTAGCATTGTTGTTGAAAAGGAAATTGTCCCTGGAACTGAGGAGCGTAATCAACAATACACTGGTAGAATCCTGATGGATAAGTGGCAACCATTGACACTTGATGAAGAAATTGCTGTGAATCCAGATTGGGTGGTTTCTATTGTGGAACCATCCCTTTCTGTTCTCGAAGCATACGGACAGACGATTAAACCTCAGGAAGAGGCAAAGGCAGTATTTGGTACGGATACTGTAACTGAACCAAACATTAGCATCGTCGAGGACTAAATAATAATAAAGTGACAGTACGGCAGTGAAGACGTTCCAATCACTCAGGTTAACCCTGATGTATCACAACAAATTGAATATTAAGTTTTGGGATGAGCGTGGTCTCAGACCTGAGGTAAAAGATAAACTTTTACAGATTGGAACCAAGTGGGCGGAGTTTGCTAAGATTCCATCCGCTGCAGTTAAAGATATGATTCTTGTTGGCGGTAACGCTAACTATAATTACACAAGATTCTCCGACCTAGATCTACATTTGGTCGTAGATAAAAGTCAGATTGCTGACTGTCCAGAACTCTTGGATGATTATCTGAGAGATAAAAAGAAATTATGGGCATTAGTCCATGACATTAAGATTTATGCTCACCCTGTAGAGTTGTATGCTCAGGATGAGAACGATCCATTGCCTGCTAACCAGGGTGTATACTCAATCACCCAGGATAAATGGTTAATGGCACCAAACAAAGTCAAGGTTGATCTTGCAGACCCCTTGCTTATTCGCAAGGTTCGTGATATGATGGAGAAGATCGACGACCTCATCGAAAACGAAGCAGATGATGCTGATGTTCTTAGAAAACTTCAGAAAAGAATTCGTGACATGAGAGCGTCTGCCATCCAGCAAGGTGGAGAGTTTGCACTTGAGAACCTAGTGTTCAAAGAGTTACGCAATCGTGGATACCTTGACAAACTTTCAAACCACATTAGACATTTAGAAGACACAAAACTATCGCTATGACTGTAAAAGTTATTTTGATGAAATCTGGTGAAGATGTTATTTCTGACGCCAAAGAAATCCTGAACAAAAGTGAAGACGGTATCGTTGCATATCATCTTTCACACCCATATGCAATGCAACTGACTACTACTGAAGAAGATGGAATTACTGTAGAAGGTGAAGAATCAACACCTAAAACTAAATTCCAAGTTGCATACACCCATTGGGCACCACTGTCCAAGCAGAGGGAATTCATCATCCCTGCAGATTGGGTTGTGACTATCTACGATCCTCACGATAATATCCTTAGGGACTATTGTGCAAAACATGACATTAAAATTGAGGAGGAATCTGATGGAGATCAAACTGATCCTGCTTCGTAATGGTACATATTTAATTTCTCAAATTTCTGAGATGGAGATGGAACCATCTTGTTTCCTGGCAGACCCCATGGAAATTGTTGATGGTGAACTTAGGAAGTTCCCTAGGTATGCTGACCAAAGGAATGTCTTGCTTTATTCGGAATCTCTTGCTACACTAGCAACACCCGATCCTGAGATCCTCTCCGAGTACCAAGCGAACCTACCTCCTGATGATGAAGTTCTACAGTAATGTTTTCTTGACTGGAGACAAAATTCTCTATGTTGGATACGAAGATGGTCAACGTGTCCAGTATGAGCAGAATTTTTCTCCAGTTCTTTTTGCTCAGTGTAATAAAAAAACAGAATACAAAACTCTTGAGGGTAGTTATGCTCAAAAACTAGAGTTTGATTCTGTTAAGGATGCTCGACAATTTATTGATGAATACAAACAGGTAGAGAATTTTAAGATCTACGGTAATGATAGATTTCTTTATCAATATATTAGTACTGAGTTTCCTGAAGAGCGTATTGAGTACGATGCTACTCAACTAAAAATTTATACAATTGATATTGAGACCTCCTCTGAAAACGGTTTCCCAAATGTTGGAGAAACTGCAGAGGAGATTCTTTGTCTTACCATCAAGGATTTTACCAGCAAGAAACTAATTGTATGGGGAACACGTGAGTATCAACACTCTCGTTCTGATGTTGAGTATCGTGTCTTCTGGAAAGAAGAAGAGATGCTCAAAGATTTTCTTGCATGGTGGGCAGAGAATACTCCAGATATCTTGACTGGTTGGAACGTAAAGTTGTTTGACGTTCCTTACATTTGTCGTAGGATTGAACGTATACTATCTTCCAAGTATATGAAATCCCTTTCTCCTTGGAATAAAGTATATGAAAAAGAAGTCGAAATCAAGGGACGTAATCAGTTTGTATATGATGTCATTGGTGTCAGTGTCCTTGACTATCTGGATCTTTATCAGAAGTTTACTTATACTAACCAAGAATCATACCGACTCGATCACATTGCCAATGTAGAACTTGGTGAAAAGAAACTTGATCACTCTGAGTTTGAAACGTTCAAAGATTTTTACACTCAAGATTGGCAGAAGTTTGTCACCTATAACATTCATGACGTGGAACTTGTTGACCGTTTGGAAGACAAGATGAAACTAATTGATCTTGCAGTTAACCTTGCATATGACGCTAAGGTTAATTTTGAAGATGTCTACTATCAGGTACGGATGTGGGATAGTATCATCTATAATTACCTTACACCTAAAGGTATTGTTGTACCTCCCAATGAACGAAATGACAAAGATGCAAAGTATGCTGGTGCATATGTTAAAGAACCTGTCCCAGGACTTTATGAGTGGGTGGTTAGTTTTGATCTCAACTCCCTATACCCTCACCTCATTATGCAATACAACATCTCGCCAGAGACGCTACTGCCTACAAAGCACCCATCGGCAACCGTAGATAGGATTCTGCAGCAGCAGATTAGTATTGATGGTGAGTATTGTGTCTGTGCAAATGGAGCACAATACAGGAAAGATGTCCGAGGATTCCTTCCTGAGTTGATGGAAAAGATCTACAATGAACGTAAGATCTACAAGAAAAAGATGCTTCAAGCAAAACAAGAAAATGAAAAGAATCCTAGTCCACAACTGGTCAAGGACATTTCAAAATTCAATAACATCCAGATGGCACGTAAGATTCAACTTAACAGTGCTTATGGTGCTATTGGGAATCAGTATTTCAGGTATTACAAGCTTGCCAACGCAGAGGCGATCACCCTTTCTGGTCAGGTCTCAATCCGTTGGATTGAAAACAAGATGAATGGATACCTAAATACTCTGTTAAAAACGGAGGATGTAGATTATGTCATCGCATCTGACACTGACTCAATCTATCTTAATCTTGGACCTCTCGTTACTAAATTTTTTAGTAATCGGGTTGGCGACAAAGCAGCAGTTGTATCCATACTTAACAAGGTATGCGAAGAAAAACTGGAACCTTTTATTCAGAGTTCATATGAAGAACTGGCAGCGTTCGTTTCAGCGTATGACCAGAAGATGATTATGAAGCGTGAGAATATCGCTGACAAAGGCATCTGGACTGCTAAGAAGCGATACATTCTTAACGTATGGGATAGTGAAGGAGTTCGTTATGCAGAACCAAAACTTAAAATGATGGGTATTGAGGCAGTTAAATCTTCTACACCTGCACCATGCAGGACTAAGATTAAAGAAGCACTCAATATTATCATGACTAAAACTGAAGAAGATGTCATACGATTTATTGACAACTTCAAAGAAGAGTTTTTTAGTATGCCACCAGAGGACATTGCATTTCCTCGTAGCGTCAACGGGTTGACAAAATGGTCTGACCCTGTTACGCTGTATAAGAAAAGTTGTCCCATCCATGTAAGAGGAGCACTCCTCTACAATTTTCAATTGAAGAAACGCAAACTAACTCATAAGTATCCTTTGATTCAAGAGGGAGAAAAGATTAAGTTCTGCTATCTACAAAAACCAAACACTGTTGGGGAGAATGTAATCTCATTCATTTCTAATTTCCCTACAGAAATCAATATTCATAAGAATGTTGATTATAAATTGCAGTTTGAAAAATCATTCCTATATCCACTCAAGATTATTCTTGATGCTATTGGATGGAAAACTGAAAAAGAAGTTAACTTGGAGTTTCTATTTACATGAGTATTTTTGACACACTTGCTAAAGAGGCAAAAAATGATTATGCAAAACTTGTATCCGATGGTATTATTACTGGTGACGAGCAAAATTTTATCGGCACTGGATCCTATATCCTCAACGCTATGTTGAGTGGGAGTGTCAATGGTGGCATTCCTGATAACCGTGTAACTGCTATTGCTGGAGAACAAGCAACTGGTAAAACTTTTTATGCTATTGCGATTGCTAAAACCTTTCTTGATAGTAATCCTGATGGTGCAGTTTTCTACTTTGATAGTGAGGCAGCTGCTACAGCAGACCTGTTCAAGAACCGTGGACTCGATGCCAATCGAGTATGGCATTTCCCAGTAGATACTATTGAAGAGTTTCGTACTCAAATCATTCGTATTCTAGATAACCTTCTCAAGACAAAGGAAGAGGATCGTAAACCTCTATTGATTGTTCTTGACTCTCTTGGTATGCTTGCATCATCTAAAGAACTTACAGATGCTCTGGATGACAAGCAGGTTCGTGACATGACTAAATCACAAGTTCTTAAGTCAGTGTTCCGAATCATTACCAGTAAACTTGGTAAACTTAAGATCCCTATGATCGTTACCAATCACACGTATAAGACCATGAATCCTTATGGTGAATCATCTGATATGGGTGGTGGTAGTGGACTTAAGTATGCTGCATCTACTATCATGTATCTGTCTAAATCCAAAGAGAAAGATGGAACTGATGTTGTAGGTAACATCATTAAAGTTAAGGCAAATAAATCTCGTTTCACTAAGGAGAATTCACAAGTTGCAACACGCTTATTTTTCGACTCACGTGGACTTGACAAGTATTACGGGTTACTGGAACTGGGTGAGAAGTACGGAGTATTCACCCGTAAGGGGAATCGTATCGTCGTCGGTGAATCTTCTGTTTATCCTTCTGTTATTCTCAAGGATCCTGAAAAGTATTTCACCGAAGAAGTAATGGAGAAACTTGATTGGGCAGCAGGTCAGGAGTTTAAGTATGGA